TGATGATCTCGCAAAGGTCAGTGTGACATTTTTTGAACCGTCTGTACTCACCTCAAGATGGGGGTATGCCCCAAGCGCTGCGAGCTTCACGAGAGGGTCAATCATTGTTGCCATGAAGCAAAATCTAAATGATCCGGCAAAAAAAGCAAAGGCCGGAGGCGTTGTGTCCCCCGGCCCAAAATTGACAGATTTCGCAATTTGGCAATGTTGCGTTTAGTTCCAAGACGCCTGCAGCCGTGCCTTTTCGCGCAGGTTCTTTGGCGTCGGCCTGTTCTCGCGCCTGCGTGCCTTCACCCTGCGAATAACTTCTTTGGGTGCAATGAGCATATTGGGCTTGCCCTCTTCCTTCATGCGACTGTTCCAATTTTTGAGGTCCTTGAGCATTTCCTTTCTGCCCGCCGGGTCCCCAGTATCGACTGTTTTCAGCGCCATGGCCGTAAGGTCATCAAGCTTGTCGTCGCGCACCTGTTTCGAATGCTGCGATGCGGCATACGCATCATAGCTCTTTGTGCTACTGACTGGCTGGAATCCAAGAGCCTTGCCTATGGCCTCACTTGACGAAAGCTTGCGCGCACCTGGCGTTCCAGGGTCATTTATTGGCCGTCCAGACATGGTTGTTTGCCCATGGGTGTACAGCCGCCAAGCCTGCATGCCGCTCTTGAATGCAACCGGCATGGCCTCTTCGATCATTCTCCACGTATTCCCCTTGCGGTGAGCCTCAATCATCTTGGAGGGCTTTTCGATCAGCAAATCGTATGGAACGCCGATTATATCCCCAATGCTCTGGGTAAGTATTTCTTTGGGCGTCTTACCCTTGGCAAGGCCGCCAGTAATAGGCGTCTCCATCTTGAGCGAGCCGCCAATGTTTACCCCGGCCATGGCTGGCGTGCCGTAGCACACAGCATCCCGCAGCAAGTTGTTCTTGGGCAGCCAGGAGCGGAGTTTTTCTGTCCAATCGTCATCGTCTCCGGTGGCAGCCTGGCACAAGGCCATAATGGTTGCGTAGAAGGGCAGGGCGGTAACGCCGCCAAGGGCCATTGTGGCCCCTATGCTTTTCGCCACAAACGCAGCGCCTTCTTTGCCTTGCGATTCCAGCGCCCATGCCCACATGGAAATCATGTTGTGTGTGAACGTGCGGAACGTATAGAGCGAAGCCATTGACCGCCCGGCAGTATTGCTGCGCATGAACTCTGGCAGGTTGGACTTGCCGTACACAAAGTGGGCATCTCGCACTACATCCGTGGCAAATTCTTTCGCCTGGTCATAATTCGCCTGTTCGCCCCTGACACCATACTTCTCTTTTGCCTGCTGCTTGAGCTTGCCGCTGCGCGCAGCGCGGAATGCGGCCAGGGCCAAACTGGCCCGGTTGAATCGTTCAACTTCGCTCATGGGCAGGCCCAATGCCTTAGTGAACTTGTTCCAGAGCGTAGCGCCGGTGAAGCCCTGCAAATGCCCGCGCACTTCTTCCATGAAAGCGTCAGTGATCACGCTCTCGCCGTAAAGTTCATGTACGAGCTTTGCCTCTTCGTCCGAAAGGCCTTTGCCCTTGCTGCCTGTCACCCGGTCAATGATTGCTTTTTGCGCACCATCGAGCCAGAGGCGGCCGCCGCCGGTTACATCCATCTGCAAGCGCGGCACACCCACTACAAGGTTCTGGGTGGCGTTCACAAACGCAGTTTTGATTGAGCCGCCAAGATACCAGGCAAAGGCAACAGACTTGATATTGCCGGTGATCCTGTCCACGCGATCAGAGTTGCGCAGCATGTCTTTGACGTATTGGGCCGTGTACTTCCAAAGGTTCGGAGTGCGCCGTGCATCAATGCCCGACAACGCCTCGCTGAAATCCTTTGCGGCCTCCATCTTGGTAAGCCAGCCATTCAGGCCGGATTTGTAGTCGTAGAGCACCCGCGTGATGTCCTCACGCTCAAAGCCTGGAATGCCTTTACGTTGTATGCCGTGCGCGCCCCAGCCACGCGCCTTAAGCACATCGGCAACGCCAGACGTGAGCAGTTCATTGATTTCGGCGGCACGTTCCTTGTCCGCAATCTTCGATGTTGCCGCACGGATGATTTGCTCCATTGCCTCGGTGTCAATCGGTGCGCCAAGAATTTCATCTGGCAGACGGTCATTCTTTCCATCCGTCCAGCTTGCGCCAGGGTAGTTTTCTTTTTGCTCAGCAGCGATCATGGCGGCGCGCTGTTTTGCCGCTTGGGTGTTCAGTGCATCAAAGTGCTGCCTAAAAACAACCTCATCACCGATCTTCGCTTGAATAAAGTAGTTCCCATATCGGTGGTGAGGAAAGTAGTTCGGCACATGGCCAATGCTTTGCCGGAACTCCCTGATCGCGTCGTCGCTCATTTCAGACATTGCAGCCATGCGGTTATGAGCCCGCACCAAGTCCTCATCAAGGCTCTTGCGAATTTCAAGCATTGCGTCCTTGGCAGCCTTTGTGCCTTCCAGGCCGCCGAGCCATTTCTTGTACTCCCGATAAAATTCAGGGTTCACAGAAATTAATTCTCGCCCGTTGGCCAGAGTTTCCTTGGTGACAAACTTGTCAACGCCGGAAGCGTCAATCTGCCATGCGTCCCGGCCCTCATGCTCCCAAAGCAGCTTTTTCAGGCTGTCCATGTCGGCAGGCTTGAGTCTGTCCTTGCCGAAAATGCTCGGCGCGGTTTCAAGGCTTTCCTTGAGCGCGGATGACCGATCATCCAAGCGTTGCAACTGCCGTTCATAGACTTTGGCAAAGGCCGGCGCTTTTTTGGCAATCCAATGCGGCAGATTAAAAATGCTCTGCATCAAGCTCAAGTCATCCTTCTTGAACATATGGTGAATCTCTGGTGCGTCAGCAATCTTTGCGGCCTTTATGCCAGTAAGGCCGAGAATGTCTTTCGGTGAAAGGGAAGCCAATTCAACGCCGCCGTCACCCTCAGTTGACATCGACGCTGGCGCAACCGCCTGTTCAAACGGCCCGGCCTTCTGGGTGATGCCGGAAGATTCCCCATCAATCACATGTCTTCCGAGTGCGGAGAGCAAGGCATCAATGTTGTCCATGTTCATAGCCCCTTCTCGCCCAGAAACGGCGCGAACGAGGCTGTTCCATGCACGGTACAGGGCAGAAACAACCCTGCGCCATAGGTTGCCTTCGGCGCGCTCAAGAAGCCCCTGCCCCTTCTTTTCTGCCAGGGCAGCAATGACTTCTTCCATAACCGTTTGACGGTCTTGCAAGCTTCTGGTGGGGGCCAAGCCGTAACGGCTGGCAATGTCCTTCACCATGCCGTTCTTCATGCCGCCAGCACCAAGCCAAAGCTGGTTAAGCACACGCCTTCTGGCATCAGCCGGAAGCAGCCCGCGCAGGCCATGGTGAACAATCTGTTCATGGGCCCACACCTCGGCCGCGCGCGTTGGATCACTGAGGTTGTCGGCCACCATCCAGACCACGCCAGAACGCGGGTCAAAAACGCCCTCGACGCTGTTTTTAGCGTCCGAATAACGCTCCCTGATCGAATATGGCAGTTCGTCAAAACCTTGCACGACACGCGACGCTGCCGCATTTTTTGCCAGCTTCCCGATCTTGTCAGCAACGGTCTGTACGTCTTCAAGGCGCATGCCCTTTTTCCCGTCAACGGGGGGGAGGTATTCGCCAGGGTTCACCTTTGAGGCCATAAGATCATTGTCGCTGTCAGCTTCATTGCTGATCACGCTGGCATCCTTGGATGCAGACAGACCAAGCTCGTCATCGAGCTCCTGGCTTCTGGCCAAGGCCGTTTCCAGTTCTTCTTGCCTGTCGAAAGACTTGTTGTTCGTAAGCCACTTCGTTGCCCCATCAAGTCTACGGTTTGTTTTGGCAATGGCCTCTTCGGTTGCCGCAATCCTGCTGGCGCTGTTCTCTGGCGAGGCTCCCTTGACGATGCGCGTCACGGCTCCTTCGGATGATGTTGTGTCGCCGGTACTGAACGAGGATTCCCCAGACAGGGAAAACTCATAGCCCGTTGCCTTGCGCCACATGGTAATATCAAAGCCGCCAGCCTTGCCGATGACTGCGCCGCTGGGGATGCTTTTGTCAGAAACAATGCTGATTATAGCCGCGGCTGCATCCGTGGACTTCGTGTATTCTTTGCCGCGCAGGGTGAGCGCAAAGTTCTTCCCGGTCAGCGTTGCCGCCAGGGATAAATCTTTCTTTTCGGCAGCAAGTATGTCTGTAAGCGTGGCGAGGCGGGATTTAGATTCGGCTACCTCGCGCCCCTTGGCCCACTGGTTGCGATCAAATTCACGCTTCAGAACGGTCAACCGAGATATGGTGTTGTCCAGGCCAACTTTTTCAAGGATGCGCTTATCTCCAGTTGCGGCGGCCTTGGCTTCTGCAGCGGAAAGTTCGGTAACGCTGATATCGTCCATGTCTCGCTCGGTGACACCGCTGCGCATGGATGTGGCCACAAAGCGCGCCTTCGATTCCAGCAATTGCCACATATAGGCATCAAAGCTGTTCTCGGTCACATAGGTGTATATCTGCACCTCTTTGTTCTTGTTGCCTTGGCGCAGAATTCGCCCTTCACGCTGTTCGACGGCTGATGGCTTCCAGGGCGCGTCCAGATGGTGCAGAGCCACAAGTCGCTCCTGCACGTTCGTTCCTTCTCCCATCTTAGCGGTCGAACCAAGGAGCACCCGCACCTTGCCCGCCCGCACGTCTTTAAAAAGCTGGGCCTTTGCCTTATCGCCGTTGAAGTCATGGATAAAGGCAATTTCGTCTGCTGGAACACCCATGTCGACGAGGTTGTTCTTGATCTCGTCGTAGACGCTGAATGACCCGCGAGATGCGGCAGCCAGCAAATCATCAGGACTTGCCTCAGGCTTGGCGGCTTCGCCGTCCTGATCTTGGTTTTCTGCCTCCTTCAGGCCTTTGGCCCTCTGCTTTGATGGCACAGAGAGGTCGCAGAAAACCATCTGGGCGAGTCTGTCCTTCGATGTGGATTTCCAGATGTCGTAGATGTTGTCAGTCGCGCGCGCTACCTTGCCATTGGGGTCAGCAGGGAGCGTGTCGTCAATCAGGCGCATGTCCAGGGCAGCAAGGCGACCCTCGCTTGTCACCTTGAGCATGTTGTCTTTGCGCGGATCAACGGAACCGCCACGTATCTTCTCAGCCCTGGCCACAAGTTCATCGACATAATTCGTGAGGGATTCGGACGGCTTTACAGACACAACTTCAGGCTTGCCGCCCTTGAGGTCAGGAAGCGGCAGGTCGAGGTCTTCCTTGGTCTTCACGTCGGCAAAGCTGCGGAACATGGTCAAAAGTTCCGGCACGTTTGTGAAACGCGAGAAGCGGGTATTTTCGCGGAAGTTCCGGCCATCCGGCGATATTTCCATGCCGGTGACAGTGCGGCCAAACTGGCGCGCCCAAGAATCACACATTTCAAGGCCGGATTCGCGCAGCAGATGCGGAGCTACATACCTGGTCATGGTGTACATTTCGGCCACGGTATTGGAGATTGGCGTGCCGGTGGCAAACACAAGGCTCCTGCCAGGGTGCAATTCGTCGAGGTACTGCGTCTTCAGAAGCATGTCCTCAGCGCGCTGGGAATGACTATTGGGCAGACCGGCAATGCGCTGCATCCGCGTGACGTAGCTCAGATTCTTGAAGTTATGGGCCTCATCGACAAACATGAAGTCCACGCCAAGTTCTTCAAAATTCACCTGGTTATCTTTGGCATTTTTTCCGTCTTCAAGCAGCGTGCGAAGTTTTTCTTCAAGGCGCATTTTCTGCTTTTCAAGTTGCTTAACAAGCCTGTTTTCAGAACGCCCGCGCCCAGCCTTCTTTTCTTCGTTCTCGGCGCGCAGGGCAGATTCATACTGCTCAATCTGATCGCGGATATGTTTTTCTTTCCGCTCCACTGAAATAGGAATGCGGCCAAAAGAAGAGTGGGTCATGACCACGGCATCCCAGTTGCCAGTGGCAATGCGGCTCACAAACTTGCGGCGCTTCTCCTTTTGAAGGTCAGCCTTGGATGCAACGAGGATATTGGCGGCAGGGTAGGCCTGCAAAAACTCGCGCGACCACTGCTCAAGCATATGGTTGGGAACGACGTAAAGCGGCTTGTTGATCATTCCAAGACGCTTCATTTCCATGCCTGCGGCAATCATTTCATACGTTTTGCCAGCACCAACAGCATGGGCAACCAGCGTGTTGCCCTTCTGGATAATCCTCCACACGGCGCTTTTCTGGTGCGGGCGCAGGGCAAAGGGTTTCCCCTCTATGGTATCGGCAATGCCGGGCAACACAAGGTGCGAGCCATCAGCCTCATAAAGGCGCATGGCATTGTAAGTGTCGTTGTAGATGCGGGCCAATTCAGCGGCGCGCTTTTCATCCTCCAGAATCCAGCGCGAGAATTCTTCATGCAACTTGCGTTGCGCCTCGCGGGCGGCAATGGTGGCTTCCTTGTTCACGATCACACCTTCCGGCGTGTCGATCTGAATTTTTGCCTGTTTCAGATTGAGCGAATCATTGAGCAGTTCCAGTGCGCTACGCTCTGGCGTCCCGTACTCATTGCTTAGGCCGCTTTTTTTGACGTTCAGCGACCATTGCGCCAGTTCTTTTGAATAGCGTGCCGATACGTCTGAAGGCGATATGCCAAGGACTTTTGCCGCAAATTCTTCAACGCGCGCCGAGGGAACCCACCCGGCGCCCAGGTCAACGCGGATGTCTTGTGGCGGCACATCCTGCGGCTGCACGGCTTCTAGAGCCTTAACGTTCTCCTTGAACTTCACGTCCTTTTCGGCGGCCTTCTTTGCCTCAGCAAGTTTTTTGCGGACGTTCCCAGAGAGATAGTCGTCAGCGGTTTCCCACCGGGTTCCCTTGGGGTTTTGAAAGATGGTTCCGTGTAAATCGTCAATAACGGCCTGCTCAGAAAGGCCGGTCATTTTCGCAATGCCTGGAATATCAACCCGGCCTATATCCGCAAGCTGTGCGTGCAGGGCATCCTGCGGCGTCTCTGCGTGCTCAATAATCTTGGGTTCAGCGATTGTCCGGCGGGTGAAGATGTCGGCCTTCTCAGCCTTGGAAGGCGCACCGTTTTTTCCCTTGGTGTAGTTGTTTTCCAGGGCTTGCAAAAGGGGAAAGTCGGGGTCTTCTGACATGGCCAGGCGGTTGGCATTGTCATTTAAGAAGCCGTGCTGCTTCACAAATGCGTCGTAAGCGTCGTTGAGAGCCGTGCGGGAGTGCGCAATGCTGTCTTCGTCTCCGTTCATCTGCGCCCGCAGGTTTGAACGCAGGGCATCACGAACCCCGATCATCCCGGCAATGCGCGCAGCTTTCTTTCCGTCAGCCGGATAGTTTTTCAGTTCCCCGTCAGACACCTGAACGATATTGCCTTTGCCATCCAGCAGCAGCTGGCCCTCTTTGGCGTCCTGCATCTGCACATTGGCAGTTGCTTTCTGATCCTCATGGCGCAGACCTTCACCAGAAAACACTCCTTCTGGGAGCGTTTTCAGCGCGTCACCCAAAGCGGCCGGCATGTCCCTGCCGTCATCCTTAAGCGCCGTCCTGCCAGGGTAGAGCTTATCGTCTGCCAGCTGCCCCAGCATCATTTCTGGGTGCGCAGAATAGTATTCGTTGTTCCGCAACGGCTTGCCCGTCTTCTCCGAAACAACGTCGGTATCAACCACATCCTTCCATGCGGGGCTGGTGTTGGTTTCACCCTCACCAAGGCGTTGCAAAAACAGAATGTCCGTTGTCACGTCCGTGAGGGCATTCTTGCTGAATGATGTGCCTGGCAGGCGAATAGCACCGAGCAGGCGCGCCTTGTCGGCGGCCAACTGGCGCATATTCATTGAGCGCCCGCTGTTCAGTGAGCCGGAAGTGGTGATAAAGGCTACCACGCCGCCCGGGCGCACAAGGTCGAGCGCGCGAGTGATGAAATAGTCGTGGATGAAGAGATTGTGCTTCGCGTAGCGGGTGTCGTGCAGCTTGTAGTCGCCGAATGGCACGTTGGATATGGCCAGGTCAAAGCTGCCGTCACGCAGTTTGGCAGTTTCAAATCCCTGCGAAAGAATGGTCTGTTTCGGATACAGCAGCTTTGCGATCCGCGCAGTAATGCCATCAAGCTCAATGCCGGTGACGTGGGACTTTTTGTATACGTCATTAGGCATCAAGCCAATGAAGTTGCCAACGCCCATAGAAGGCTCAAGAACTTTGCCGCCCTTAAAGCCCATACGCTTAATGGCATCCCACATTGCCATGATGATTTCAGGCGAAGTGTAGTGAGCGTTCGTTGTGGATCTGCGCGCTTCTTCAAATTCTTTTGGCGAAAGAAGTTCGCGCAATTCGGCGCGCCTGCGGGTCAGCGCAGGGTCGGCCTTGCCGCCTTCGGCAAACACTTCTGGAAGGCCACCCCAGCCAACATACCGGGCAAGGGTTCTCTGTTCGTCTTCGGTAGCTGGGCGGCCAGACTGCTCAATTTCCTTGAGCGTGCGAATGGCAGAAAGGTTGTCGTTGAATTTGGCGACCTTTCCACCTTCTCCGATGTGGTCATCGGGGGAAATGCGAAAGTCTTTTACCCCTCGCGCCCGGGTTCCGCTTGTGGCCAAAAGTCCTGCATCGCCACTTCGCGCGCCATCGGCCACGCTTCGCCCTCGCTCATCCCCTTTTCGATCAGCTTCTTCGCCGTATCGTCCCGCGTGCTTTCCGCGCTCGCTACCTGTTCCTGAATGAAGTCCGCGAGCGCCTTCGGCCCGTCGTCCGTCAGCCATTCCTTCACCTGGTTCGGCGTGTACTTCTTCATGTGATCCATCAGCTGGGTTTCCAACGGCTTCGTCAGGGTTGCGTACACCTGGTTCAGCTTTTCCTTCATTTCCGCGCGTTCTTCCTTCGTTTGCTTCTGCATGTTCGCCCTCCTTGGCATGGTTAGATTCTACCACGCCCGGCTGATCTTCGGAAGCAGTATTGACCTCTGAAAGCTGGCGAACTCGCTCCAACAGCTTTGAGTTTGGAAGCTTGCGGGCATCAGCCTGCTCTTCTTTGGGGAGTTGGCGAATGAGCTCTATGCGGCTTGGCTTTTTGCTCTCAGGCTCACTTGTGCCACCAGAAAGGCTTTTAACCTCGTCGTTGGTCAGGTACTCCTGCTTTCCGCTCTTATACAGCGCGTCAGGGCCATCAAACGTTATGCCATGGCCGGGGATAACACCAACGCTCTGCGAAACTCGCACGCCGCCGTCAGCATAAGAGCGCACTCCATTTTTGTCCTCGAACACTTGCTGCCCGCGGCTGTTCTTTCCAATTGGGCGCGAGTCATCTGCACGCCCTGCAGGCTGACTCTGTTGCGGCCGAGGCTTTGCTTTAGGGGCAGAATCGCCAATATGAACCACCTCAAGCCACGGACCTCTTGAATTTTGTTCTGGCTGCGGCTGGCTGGTAAACGCTTGCTGTGGGGCGGGTGTTGGCTGCGCAGGCGCAGCGCCTATGCCCTGCATTATTGGGGGCAAAGCCTGTGCCCTCTGCGGGGCCATGGCCTCCTGTGGAACAGCCTGCGGCGAGGGCATGCCAAGGGCATTAGCTGCGGCTGTTGTGTCCGAACGGGGCGCGGCCTGTGTATTGTTGATTTGTGCCGAGGTGGGCATTGCCTGGGGCTGAACTGGTGCTCCCTGCTGCGACATGATGCCCAAGCCCTGCATCATCTGCGGTTCAGACTTCGGCCCGTAGGCAAGCTGCGAGCGCCCGCCAGCCCACTGGCCCATGCCCGCAGATTGCGAAGTCTGTTCAGGAAGGGCGGGGCGTGGCGTATATGGGGTCGCAATGGGCTGACCTGCATAGTCAGTTGGCGGGGCAATCGGGCCGCGCCCGGTGTCTTCGGTCCCCATGGCCATGGCCGCATTACCCTGCGGAAGCGATAGCAGGTCGACGTTTTCGCCCTGGTCAAGTGCAAGCTGAGCAGGCGAGCGGGCCTGACGCTGGCCGTACTCGATAAGGGCTTCCTCGTCATCCCTGTTTCGCTCGCGCTCTTCAAAGGCACGCACAAAGGCCTCAGTATCGGCATGGTCAGCGTCGCTGAGAAAAGGCTTTGGCTGCTGGCCAGCTACAACGCCTGCGGCAATGGGGCCCCGGCCCGTATCTGTGCTGCCCATGGGAATTGAGCCGTCGCCCTGCGGCAAGGCAAATATCCCCTGCGCCATTGGCAATGCGGCTTGGTTCGTCAGTCCCGTTGTGCCTTGCCCCTGTTGCTGCGTCTGGTCGACATTATTTTCAACCTGTTGCGAACGTGCGCGCATGCGGTTGGCAAGCATGTCTGCACCTTTCTTGCCGCCAGCCATGAGCGTGGTCTGCCAGAACGTAGCAGGGCCGATTTCCTTGAACGCATCCCAGACGCCCGGCGCTGTGTCGCGCAAGCCCACATTGGCCTCTTCTTGGCCTTGTCCCATCTGGGTTGCTGTTTCTGTGGCAAGCTCTTCACCATACAGGCCGCCAATCCTCTTGATGCCCTGGCCCACGCTGCCGCGCAACAGGCCCTTTCCAAGCGGGCCGAGAATTTTTGCCATAATGAGGTTGCTCAGGGCTTCCGGGCCTGCTTCCCATGCACCGTAGCGCGTTGCCTCGCCGTCAAACTCTGTGGCGATCTTGTCCCACTCGTCCTGTGTTGGCAGGCGGCCAAGAACCTTTTCAGTCTCGCCAAGCATTTGCTGCAAGAACTGCTGCTTGGTTGCCCTGTATGCCATGGCGCCAGAGGCGGCCATGCCTGCTGCGCCAGCGGCAACCGGCCCGGCAGGGGAGGCCAGGGCCGCAGCGCCGAGGCTTGCACCCATTGTTCCCATGGAATAGCCCATGGAATTCATGGCATCGGTTACGCCCTCAAAGGCCTTGCCATCATACTTTTTACCGTAGTCTGCACGCTCTTGCTCGCGTGCCTGGCGCGCGCGGATGGCATCAGTATCGGTAACATCCACATCGCCGCCATGGTAGGCATCCCTGAGCGTATCAGCGATCTGGCCCGGCAGCATGGTTGCACCTTCGGCAATGGCCTGCGCAGAACTTCCGACCTTGCTCAAAAAGCCAGGTTCTTCTTCCTGCTGCTGCGCCTGCTGGCCGCCGTACTGCGAAAAGTCCATTCCTGAAAAATCAATCAGGTAATCGCCGGTGTTCGTTTTTGTGGGCCGTGGAGCCTTTTGTGTGGGCATGTCATATCTCCTTCATCATAAAATTACCGGCGGTAATGGTCACGCCACTGCTGGCTGACAGTCTGCCCAAACGGTGACGGCCTGAGGCCAATGCCACTCAGCATGCCTTGGCCGCGAACATTGTCGCCCTCAACAAGAGCGCCGCTGTTAATGCCCAGCACCGGCAGTCCAACAATTTCCGTTGGGTAATCGCCGCTCTCTGCGAGTGCCTGTCGGGTATTTGCCTGACGCGCTAAGTTATCGCGGTAATTTCCGCTAAGCGTTGCAGACGCGCCGCCTGAACCGCCGTTTCGCGCATCCTGCGCGTTTCCCTGCAGCCCAAGTCCGAGAGCTTCCTGTATTCTCCCTTGGGCCTTTGGGTTCTGTTGTTGTGGCTGCGAAGGTGACTGCTGCGGAGATTGCTCTGATTGACCATGTTGCGGAGATTGCCCCCGTTGCCCAACACGCATGCCTTTAGCCATCTCTGTCATTACGATCCGTCTTGCTTGCTCTGGCGGTGCCCCAGCAGCAACAGCGCGTTTCACATTTTCATCGAAAACTGAAATCGCTTGGAGTGGAGACAATCCTTTATCGCGAACGAATTGCTCAAGGAAGGCGGCCGTCCCATGGTCAACTTCCTTTTCGCCCATTTCGTTTTTTGTCGTGGCATATCCTTGCAGCATGTGGATGTCGCCCTGCGTCAGAGAATAACCGCCGCCCTCACCGGCGGCCCCGCCTTTTGCACCACCCTTACCCTTTGGGGGCGCAAAGGGGATATATCCAGCCTTCATTGCCCCATCATACCCGTCAAATGTTCCGATCTGCCGACCACCATTCCCATACACAAGAAGCTTTGGCCCTACGCTGTAGTCATCGAGGGGATTCTGGACAATGCCGATGCCGGTTGGCTTGCCTTCAGAGTTGTAGAGTGGGATCTGTCGCTTTGGGTCAGTCCTGTTTTCTGCGTTCCCTATTTGCGTCATCCAGTATGATTTGACGGCAGCCTTGTTGAAGGCGAGGTTAACAGGCACGGTTTTGCCGTCTACGCCACGGAGCATTGACTGCTCGCCGCGTAGCACATTGTCGACCTCGCCCATGGCTTCTTGTGGGGTCATCGTTCTGCCAGTATCTGCCCAGCCGCCTTTTTCGTCGGAGCGGAACAGCACTTTGAAATTGCCGTTATCTGAGGGCTCAAGCTTGTAGGGCAGGGGAGAATTGGTTGAAAGCTGCTGCATCATCGGCATGAATTTTTGCGTGTCGCCAGATGTGTACGCCTGACGAACTCCCATGGCCTGTATACGCCAGTCCTGGTACATTTTGTCAGCTGCAGCATCCATGTTCTGCATCATTTCCAGGCGGCCCTTTTCGTTGCTGGCCCGGTCAAGCATGAACTGGCCAAAGGCCTTTGAATGCCAATAGTCCTGCATGTTGGGATTATTTTGAATGGCGTCTATGCCACCTTCGCTGTAGGCCTTGTCGACGCTGTCGTAGGCGTCACGAAGCTTGTACTTGTCGTACATATTCCAGGCGCCATCGGCGGCCTTTGTGAGACCATCAAGGCCACGCCCAACATAGGCAACGGCGGCTGCACCCTTATTGAGATCGTCCCAAAAGTTGCTTTCTTTCTCAGTTCGCGTGCCTGTTTCTTTGGTCTGCGCGGCCATGGCCTGCGTGGCGCCGCTCATTGCAGATTGGGCAAGTTCAGCTGCATTGTTTTGCTTATAAAGAGGCATGACAATCTCCTAGAGGAAAAAAGACGCAAGGACGCCGACGCCAGAGCCAATAAGCGTTCCGACGCCTGGAACCACCGAACCCGCCGTTGCGCCAGCAGCCGCGCCGAGGCCGCTGCTTACCGCAGACCCAGCTAGGCCGCCGAGATAGCTGCCGCCGAGGCTGCCAGCAATACCGCCAATCTTCCCGCCAGTGTCGCCACCGATGGCTTTACCAAGCTCACGCCCAGCAAGACCGCCGCCAACACCGCCAGCGAGAGAGCCAGCTGTAGACGCCCAGGGGTACGCCGCGCTGCTTGACGCTGCAGATGCGCCAGATGATGCCCCGCCTTCTGTGGCAGTAGCGGTAGTGCCAGCGGGAGCAGTGCCGCCAATGCCCTGCATTGCCTGCTGTGACCCGGCATTTATGCCCTCCTGGGCCGTTGCCCCGGTTGCTGCCGATGTTGCGTCCGTAGCCGCAGCAGGTGCGCCTGTCTGAAGCTGTACGCTAGGTGCTGCCAGGTCTGCCGCCTGCTGAGCTTGAACGGCTCCCCCTGCCGGTGCAGCGCCAGAGCCCGCCTGTGCGGCCTGTGCCGCAGTGTCAGGGGTGCCCCATTTTGATTTCAGGAATTCGTATCCTTTGCTGCCGTACTTCCATGCTTGTTCACCGGCACCAAGCAAAGACAGGCCTGTCATGCCCATCTGTCCGGCTGACGGCGAGGCAGCCTCGATTTCCGTGCGGGGTCCTTCTTTAGTTTGCGAGGCCATAGTGTTGCTCGCTTGGCCCATGGCCTTTTGGCCCATATCGTATGGATTTTCAGGTCTATATAATGGCATAGCTATCTCCTAGCTCTTGAGCATGTTGAGGCCCTGAAGAATACTGCCGCCGTTATACGAGGCTGCATTCTTCAAACGGTCATAGTTTTCAGCTTCAGCCCCAACGCGAGCTTGAGTGCGTGCACCGGCAAGCTGGGCAGCCTGCGTCGTCTGCTGCGCAGCGGCAATACCCTGATACCGTCCAGAATTGGGATTTACGCCCAACCGTGCGGCAGCCCGAGTATTCGCAGCCGTTGTGTCTTTAAAAGCGTTCGCGGTGTCGGCTGTGGCCAGGGCCATGCGTTCATTCACGTCGACGCCCTTCGTCGAGGCGTCCAAGTATTTCTGGGCGGCTTCTGTTTGCTGTGGAAGCAGACTTGTCGCTGATTGCAAAGTCTGTTTGTAGAGATTTGTTTCGTACGGGAGCATTTCAAGGTTTGCCTGAGCCTGTGCAATCTCATACGGCTTTGTGTATGTGTTCCACATGTCGTAATAACTGCGGGCCCAGCCTTGCTGTTCTTCCGAAAGCGTGGCCATGCGGGCGTTATATGCGTAGTCCACGGTGTTGGTTGTGGAACTGCCACCACCGCTGCCGCCGCCGCACTGAGAAACGATTCCGTCATACTCGAAAGACTCTTCGTGCATGACCGCCATTGTTTCCATGTTGATTTCGATTCTGGTGTATATCTTCATGATTTATGCCTCTGCACCGATGATTTTTCGCGTGGCCACGGTGAGCACTGCGTCCATGCTTTCACCGCTCTCGGCGTCGAATAGCGCCTTTGGGATCACGCCAATCTTTGAAGCCCCACAGGCAACAGCTCCCTTCCATGCAAGCGGGTTATTTACGGGCGTCAGGCCCATCACGCAGTCAAAGAGGAAGCCCATGCCGTCGCTGTAGGATAGAAGTTGCCTGTACACCTGCTTGCCGTATTGTCTGGCGCGGCCCCAGGCATCTTTAAAGAACACCACATGCCCGAAGCATGATTTGGCAGCGAAAGCGTCATACCAAGCGAAGCCGACGAGATGCTTACCGTTCATGAGCAGGTATGGGAGGGTGCCGCTCCTGAGGACAAGGGCCACAAAAGATTCCGCATCCTTGTCGTGCATTCCGTAAAGCGTGGATTTAAGCAGTCCTTCTTCTGCCAACCGCCCATGCACATGACGCACGATCTGTTCACTCTCATGGTCGAGGTAGTTCAGGTAGTGCATGAAAAACGTATTGTTCATTGCTCATTCCCCACTGCCAGCCAGGTGAAGTTGCCAGCGGCTGTGAATTTCCACGCGCCTGTTCCCTTTCCGTCAGTGTCCAAAATCTCTTGAAGATCGGTTGCCCCAAACGCCCCGGTATCCGCCTGCACAGAACTTACGAAAGAGAGCATTACGTTTGGCTTGGAAAGCCATTTGCCGGGCAGCTGCACCTCTACGCCGTCAACGGCTGAGCCTGTGAAAAACTTGGGCAGCACGCCAGTAGCAATTTTTTCTTTGGTTACGGCATTGTCGCTGATTGCCACTGTTTCAATGGCATTTGTGGCAATGGCTCGGCTCGTCACTGATCCGCTGGCAAGGCTGGCTTCTTCCACAGCATCATTGGCCAGCTTTTCATTACTGACTGCCCCATCAGCTATTTTGCTTTCAGAAACAGCGAGGTCAGCCAGTTTGTCTGCCGTTACCGCGTAATCAACCAGTTTGCTTTCAGAAACAGCCAAGTCGGCCAGTTTTTCATTATTGATGGCACCATCAGCAACCTTCCCCGTAGACACAGCGAGATCAGCTAATTTTTCTGTCGTTACCGCATAGTCAACAATCTTTGCAGTGCTGACGGCGCTCGCAGCAATCTTCTCCTGCGTTACGGCTTCTGTAGAAATCTTGCTGGTTGTGACCGCATAATCAGCGAGGTGCTGGCTGAGAACAGATGCTTGCTGGATTGACGTTACGGTGGTTGCTCCAGTGCTGATAGAGCCATCAGAAACGCGCACAGCCCTCGACTCTTCAGACCCGCGCACCATGCCTGCAATACGCAGAAGTAGGTTTTGCATAGCCTGTAGATGTGTAGTGAGCGAACGATCAAGGCCGCGAGGAACAGCCGGAAGACCACGATCAGTTGCCATACTCAACCCCTTCAACACTGCCGCCCAAGCGCGCCTCGTACACTGTGGATTTGCCAGATAATTCCAGACTCCATAGTTTTTCAGCACGCGTAGTTGGCAAGCGCTTTGCCCGGTTATTTGTAATTTTGAGTTTTGCCCTTGGACGGCTGCCAGCGTCATTTCCGCCATAGACCTTGGCGATAACAGTGGATGAGGAAGACACCTCGCCCTCAATGCGAACAGCCGTCATCGTGGACAGTGCGGACGTAAAGAACGGCTTTGATTTCCAGGTAAACTCAAGGGGTTCACCGGCTTCAAATTTATAGACACAGCTGCCATCCTGATTGTCCACAGACAGGTATAGCGCATCGTCTTCCGAGTGGTTGTACATGCCTTGGACTTTCCAACCATCCGGCAGGGATATGCGAACAATATCCTTGGCCCCCAGACTGAAAATCAGGCCCTCGCCTGTCCCGGCAAAGAACGCGACATAGCGGCCATCGTGCACTGCGCCCAAAATGTTTTCAGGATGAAGTGCCTGCCACTGTTCGCGCGTGAATGTTTGTTCCGTCAGAAGGCTTTGGTCGCTGCTTGAGAACAGCATGAGGCCGTCAGGACTCGCATAGACCACGCCACCGGGCAGGCTGCCCACGCTGCGCGCGGATACGCAGCTCTGCTCAATTGGGAGGTGCGCAAATTGTAAGCTTTCCGGCTCCGAGCCTGAGGCCAAATAAGGCCGCCCTGTGGTAAGCACGACAATGGTGCTATCAACATGGCCCAGGGCCACAATTGGGTCTTCCGTCGTCAGGCGGTAACTCGCAGGGAAAACGTAGGAATAAAATGGTTCCGAGATAAGAAGCTCATTCCCGCGAAAGGCCGCATATATGCCGTTGTCAGTTTTGATCAGGCCGCGGGCGTCCCCCGGTATTGCATCCCAAGTTGTCGTTTCAAGTAGGCTCGAGGAGATATTCAAATCAGAGATTGTATCAACGTAACTTGCTGTTGATGCAGGAATTTCAACGAGAAAATGGAAATCAGACGTCTTCGTGCCTGAAACCGTACGATAGATACGGATATGAGTTATTTGCAGGTCTTGAAGCTGGGGAATGTCAAACCCGCTGATAGTAACGCCATCACCGTCTTTGACATCGACAACATCAGAAGCAGGGGATGGGGCAGATTCTTGCTGAAAAATACCATCGGCAAGGGATTGGACCACGGTATAGCAATATGCCGATGAGCGGTTTATGCCGCTGTCAGTTGAAGACGTCGTTTCCCCAGAAGAATCGCTTTCGGCAATAACTGAGGTGGTCACGTTGTCTTCCTGAATAGTGGACAGCGTTGCTTCAGAACCGTAACGAGCAGGAAACTCCGTATCTGCGTCAGCGCCCCAGGCATAGCAAGCTGCCGTGCCAGCAACGGCCCCGGTAGCCCCTCCAATCGTCGGAGCCTTACCAGGACGAGGGATGCCAAGCCTGCGCACAATTCCGCCCTTCAGATACTGTGTCGGGTAGTCTTTGTCGCCGGTAATAAATAGGTGGCCAAGCGGTGTTTCCCCTGCGATGTCAAGCACAGCAGACTTCACCACATCCACAGACTTTGACCACGAAAGCCAACCGTCAGTGGGGTGCTTGAAAATTGTCGATGCGCTGGAAGGAAGAGAGGCAATCTGCAGGGGACCAAGGAGAGGTTCAAGGGCGCCACGCTGAAGCTGGCAGTTTACGGCCTTTGCGGCTTGCGTATCTCCCAAGAGGCGCGCGGTAGTCCTTGGTACCTCTCCACCGAATGTGGGGATAATGATCGATCCCATCTTATCCCCCTGATCCAGAATATAGATTGGTGTTACTTAAACTATTGATGCGTTCTTCGAGGGCTGAAACCCTACTGCTCAAACTCGAAAGGCTGCTCAAGGCAGAAATTGATAGGGCGCAGGAAGCATCCCTTGACCCGTCAGTGCTAAACGAGCCGGTGGCATCGCCAGTAAAAGTGACTTTGAACGGATACTTGAGCCTGCCAGCACTGTCAGAGCTTTGCGCCTGCGTAGCCTCAGATACGCCAGCAGTGAGGGTGCCATCCGCATTGCGTGTCACATCAAGGCGGCGCCACTCATTCCATGAGCCGTTTGGAGCTGATCTTGCCCATATCTGCAGGTCGCGAGTATTGATCCGCACCTGCACCGGCACATTGTCAGCGCCGACAAAATGGAGGCCATAATATTGCATGGTGGGCACCTTGGGATCAGGCTGCCGGGAGAGTTTCCCGACAGCCCGGTGTGGAAGTCATGAAAGACTATGCCTCAAGTGAGGCTAGCTCGGTGCGCAACGCCTTTGCCTGCGCTTCAAGCTCAGCCAGTTTTGCGGTGTCAGCCGCGTCAGCAGTGCCACCGCTCGTTGTTGCCACCAGAATTGCTCGTAAAGGCCGTGCGCTTGCAGCGTCGATGGCGGTCAGTTCGGCCTCGATCTCCGCAATGCGGATGGCTGCCGGGGTTTGCGGCGCGGGCGCGAGCGCGGGCTCCGGGGTGGGTGCAATGGTCCAGGTCTCCAGCTCCGGGTCATAGGTGCTGCCGGGGGTCACGTCTGCCGGAACGGACGAAAACTGCCCGGCCAAAGAGGGATGGAAGGCCTCCGCCGGGGTAAGCCCCAGGGCGTGCGGGGTCCAGGTCTCAACGGCGATGTTGTCGATGATGCGAGCGAATTTTTGCATAACGAACTCCTACCACTCTACTATTACCAGACCGTTTCCGCCTGTTCCTCCACCCACAGCACTATTGCCATAGACGGCTCCTCCGCCGCCCCCCCCACCGATGCCACCAGGTGCGCCATTATACGTTGTACCACTTGTTCCTTGTGCCCCACCGCCGCCACCTCCTCCACATCCCGCTTTGCCAGCTGCGCTTCCGGACGAGGCTCCTCCTCCGCCTCCTCCGATGCCTGCAGATCCATTGGCTGCACCTCCGCCACCTGTAAAGCCTTCAAAAGGGAATCGGATGAATGCGTTAACCGGATTTATCGCGGAATCTTTTACAGCAATTAATCCTAAAATATCTGGTGACCCGCTTGAGTTTGAAGCAGCGCCAAAGGGACTGCCGCCCCCACCCCCGTTGCTCCCATGACCTACAATGCCCCCGCCACCCCCGCCATTTAGAGCATCCCCAGCTGTGGATTTTCCACCATTCCCGCCATTCCCAAGTTGTGAACCAGCTCCGCCACCACCCCCACCTGATGCATTGCTAGAATAATTAGGGGTTCCGCCTCCCGTGCCACCTCTGGCTACAAAATCGCCGCCAGTCCCAACGCCACCAGCACCGCCAGCATGGCTTATGGCATTTGAACCTGCGCCGCCACCGGTTGCGCTGATCAGAGATCCACAGCTGCTACTGCCGCCTGCCGTTTCAACGGCTCCTCCCAAACCGACAGTTACTGCAAGTGTATCACCAGGAATCACATCAAATATGCCGTGGGCATAGCCACCCCCGCCACCGCCTGACCCCGCACGTGGCCCGCCGTTGGCACTGCCAAGGGCATTCGCACCGCCGCCCCCAGCACCAACAACGCGAACTCTGATTGTTGATATGCCAGAGGGAACAGTAAATATTTCGTTAGATTGAAACACTCGCCACAAGCCAGTGCCAAATTCGCCCATATATCCTGCTGGGGCTACCTTTGTAGCAGAAACGAGATTTGTCCCAGTGTTACCGGCATTGTTGCTACTGGGTATGCTAGAATCACTCAATATCCGGCCCATAATTATGCCTCCTCGTATCCGTGCACGCGCACGGCTATAGTGCCTTTATCAGCCCACACCACAACAGTTTCGCCAGCACTGAGCGTCAGGGCAGAGCGCTCAAAAATGCCGCCAGCCGGGATTGAAGTGCCATATTCGATGTAGTCCTCATCTGCGAGGTCTGCGGCTGCACCGTCAACGATGGCGAGCCTGATTTTTGCAGAGGCATCACCAATGTTGCACATAGCAACATTCGCAGTTGTGAATTTACCTGCCGGGACAGAATACACGGCAGTATTCATGTTTGCCGCCAATTTTGTTTTTCCAAGATATCCTATTGCCATAATGCACCTCAAAACTGAGTCATGAAGAATGTTCTGGCTCTGGAAATGCGAATATCAGTAGTAGAAACCTTTTCTGATATTGCTGCACTTGCCTCAGTAGAATCTATTTTTGCGCCAATTTTTGCAGACAGCTCTGCGTACATTGCATTTGCGCCAAAAACGGAAAGAGCATCTGTCTGGGATTGCGCAGTATAGTCGTTTGAGAGCGGGGGAGTTGCCCCGGTATCACCCTTGTCGCCCTTATCCCCAGTATCGCCTTTGTCCCCCTTAACGCCTTTAGGGATGCTGAAATTAAGCACGGCGGCATTTGCAGTCCCAGTATTCGTAACGAGGGGGGCTTCGGTCGGTTCCAGTGCGGCTACAGTGCCCACGGCAATTGTGGCTGCCAGGCCTTCTGCCCCCGTTGGGCCGCGTACATCAACAGCCGGAACGTCAACGGTGCCACTGTCATTTTTGAACCCGAGGCTCGTACCATTCCAGATTGGCTTGGGGACAGCGGCAAGAAGCTCAGTATCAAGATTGGCCACGGTCTCGGCAGCAGAATCTGCCTTGGCTTTGGCGTTGAGGGCATATTGGTTGGCTTCGTCGCGCGCGGCCTCTGCCCCAGTACGAGCATTTTCAGCTGCAACCTTTGCGGCTACAGCGTCACCCTTGACGGTTTGCGTGTCCGCCAAGGCCTGCTGGGCAGCGTCCCGAGCCTGGTTGACTTCGGCGGTTGCCTGAGCCGTGGCGGCTGCTATGACATCATCGTTGATTACGGTGGCGGCAGCGTCCACGACAGCTTGTTTCGTGCTGGTGGCCACCCCTTCAACATAGGCTCTGTCCTCGGTTGTTTGGATCTTTGCAGATAGGGCAATGTCTGCGCTGGCTTTTGCAAGATCAGCACTTGCATCGGCAGCCTGCGCCGATTTTTGAGCCGATTGGGCAGAACTGGTGACAACGTCAACATTGAGTTGGCATCTGTTTGCAGCGGTTTCAGCCCGATCGGCATCGGCCTTTACGCAGGCCTCTGCCGCTTCAGCTCTGTTTGCCGCAGCAAGGGCATCATCACGATGACGTTCAAGGCCTTGCGCCGCAGATTGCGAGCGATCAGCAGCAGCGGTGGCCTTGCTTTCTGCCGCAGCCGCAGCCGCAGCCGAGCAGCCTGCTTTCTTTGCCGCAGTCTCAGACCGCTCTGTGAGAGCGAGGAAGTCTTCTTCGTATTCGACGGCCATTTCCCGCAGAGAATCCGTTGCCGTGTCGCTTGCGTCCTGAACGTCATGCAGCGCATTTTCACGCGCAGTTGCCACAGTGCTTACAGCGAGGGTCTGGGCCTGGGTCGCTGCGGTAGTAAAGTCTTGCAAGGCATCGCCAGACCGTTCTTCGATTGCGCCCAGGGCCACGGCCTGCCGTTCCGTGATGCATGTGACGGCATCTGCAGTCAGCCGTTTTGCAGTTGTGTCCACCTGCGCAGTGACGGTGGACTGAAAATGCGCAGAGGCGTCACGCACCTCACCGACGCTTAGGCCTGCTTGCCGTGCATACTCGGAGGCTTCGCTGGCACTTGCCTGGGCAGCAGTTTTAGCTGCACCGGCAGACTGTTCCAGCGCCAGTATCTCACCTTTGACTGCTGCAGCAGAATCGGCCTCGCTTTTGGCTGCGTCGGCATAGCTTGCGGCTTCCCCGGCATACCCCGCGACCTCAGTAGCAAGGACGGCACCGGCACCACGCTGCTCATACGGCGGCAGGTTGATGATATCCATGAGGTTGCAGTCAGCATTGGGCACAACGGCATGCGCCCGAATGGTTCGGACGGCAGTGATTGATGTAGCGGAACCGCAAACCCCGGCATTAGAGCCGGGAAAGCTCACATGAACGTCATATTCGCTGCCTTCGTAGCCCAAGGCATTCGGGAAGACGCGGAGGATTGCAGAGCCATTGGCATCTGTGATGCCGGTTGTTTCTCGGGGCACAATAAGCCCCTGGTATTTTTCAGGCGTTGTCAGCCGCATGCGAACCACGGCTCCGCCCACCGGGCGGCCCTGCTGGTCATTGATGCGGGCCGTTACGTTTACAAGCGGCAGACTCATGTCGATTATCTCCTTTAGCCACGCGCAAATAGCTCGCCGCTTCCAATGCGGGAGCGGATCACGCGACCTTTCGCGCGGGCTGTACCTTCGTTGTAAAGTTGCAGGGCAACGCCAGCCCCTTGCTGGTCTGACCATTCAATCCCTTTACCTGACATGGCCTTAATCTTTGCCAGTGCGCCGTAAGCCAGAATGTCTCCCCACTCTTCAATGAGGTCGTGGGGTACTTTCTGAGAGAACCTGGACGGGCGTAGGATTGCTTCAGCCGTCACCGCGCAGTCACGAGCAAGCGTAAAGCCCAGCAGCACTGTCTGGCCTTCTGACCGCCATCCATCCTGTTCAATCCCGTCGATCCAAGTTGTCCGCACTCGAACAACTTCAATGCCACTCGGCAGGGCCAAAGAGATTGCGGAGTCGCCTGACACGCCAAGCTCTTGGATCTGTTCGCTCCACACTTCAGACTGACGGCAGAAATCAACGCTAATGGCCTGCAAGGCATCCAGCACCATACTCTTGGGGCATGGGAGGACTTGGGGCAGTACATGCCGCACAAGCACGTCAAGATCGTCCATACGCTGCATCAGGCACCTCCCTGCACACTGCTTTTGGCTTTGGGCCAAGACCCATCCACTTGCAGCTTAATGCCCATTGCCTGAGCGTATAACTGCATGTGGTAGCTAGCTTTATTGGTGTTGCTGCTCTCGTTATCGCCGTCGAGCACGCTGGCCAGCACATAGTGCTTCAGGGCCGCTGTGTAGCTGTCAGGCAATCCAAGGTCTTGATCAGGGTCAGTAATGACTGTCGGTGCTGCGCTGTATGTTGCTTCCACCCACACATCTGCATGGTCACAGACCGCTGGGCAGACGTAGTACACATCTGGGTTGGTCGTGCGGTCGTATGCGAAGTTTTCCACAATACGGGCACTGCGAGCCGCATCCGTCCATGCCAGAAGCAATGTAGGCTGCACAGATACAATGATAGGGCCGGGGGTTTCTCCGTCCTCGCCAAGATTTCTGACAAGTTCGATCAGGGCTACCGCGTCGTGAGAAGCAGAATGAATGCGCCGCCGTGGCAAGCGTTGGCGCATGCCTGGCTCAAGCCTGATAGGCTCAGTGACTGCAAAAGCATCTGGCCGCTGCATGCCGACGGCGCGAAGTGCGTCGTTCAGGAAGTCGAGCAGCCCAATACGCCCGTCGTCGCCCCCCTCCCAAGGCCAGCGAGATTCCAGGCCAGGCTCCAAGTCTTGCAGCGCGCCAGATACCAAGCGCAATACCTCGGCGGCGCGCATTAGAGTTTTTCCAGGTCGCCCGTTTCGGGGTTGATGTAGCCCACTACTTTGTAGGAAATACGCTGTGCTTGCTGGAATTCAGTGCGCTTCATCTCGCCTTCGCCAATGGTCACAGGGACGCTTTCAACCGCGTCGTTCAAGACGCTGACAACGGCCTGGGGCACATCAACTTCCTTGTCGCGCACGATGAGATATTCCCGGCCGTTTACGCCAACAGGCACAGGGCAACGTTCATGCAGCCCACGACCACTCGGAATGACGATGCGTACCTTTCGCTGCGCGGCAAGAAGATTCTTGTTCTGGGCCTCCTGCCGGGCAACTTCGGCATCAGCATTGGCGTTAATCGCCGCCTTCTCACGCTCGGCGGCTTCGGCATCCGCTTCAGCCTTTTCGGCCCTTGCAGTTGCGGCAGCGGCTTCAGCCTTAGCCTTATCGACTTCAGCCTGCAGGGCTTTCAGCTGATCTTCAGCGCTGGGGGTAGTTTCAGTTGTGGCGGTTTTGTTCTTAATATCCATGAGTTTGTCCCTTAAATTTTGGTCACGGCCACTTCAACGCGAGCCATGTAGAAATCGTAAAGGATTACAGCCGAGTGGTACGCCTTCCAGCCAACAGTGCCGCGCTGACCCAACGGGTCGCCACCGCGCGGGGTATTGGGATTAAGCACAGTAGGCGTAATGGGGGCATCACCCTGCTTGCTACGGGCAAAGGGAATCGTGCCAAAGGCATTTTTGGCGAAGTAGAAGATGGGATACACGTCAGCGCATGCGCCAGTGTGGCTTTCCACACTATGCCCTGCGGTGGGCGCCGCACCAGCATCAAGCCACGGATTCATAACGGTGGTTGTGAGGTAGCGCACACCTTCAACACTGCCGATTTCACCGTCCATGGGCTTGTAGGTGCCGTATTTTTCAACGGGGACAAACCCAGGCATGTCCCGAATGTCGGCCTCGAGGTCAGTATGAGCGACAGCGATATACGCCGGGGGGATTGGCGAGGTGCCGAAATTGGGAGAAGCGTTGACGACGCTGGTAATTGGCTGTGAGTCCTGCCGCTTCAGTCCACGCAGCACACGGCGCTGAACGGAAAGAGACAGGGGCAAGTTCACACCGGCTCGGGAGGTGGCCAGAACGCCGCCGGTTTCACCGGAGTAGTGCACATTCGTGCCAGCCTGAAGCGCACCGATGGTGATACGCTCCAGCATGATAGCAGACTGCTCGCCCAGGATGTCGCTAAACTCGGCGATCAGCGGATCTTCATGGGTATCCGTAATGACGTCCGTGAGCTCGACGTAGTCGCCGTACTGATTGATCATGGCCTCTACGTCGCGGAATTCAGGCTTCGAGGCAGCCGGGGTAACGCCTTCGGTCAGCGGTTTGGGCTGATTGGGCAGATGCAGGTAGCCGCGAAATTTGATGGTCTTGCCAGCATTTTTCGGCAACGGCTTGGGCGTGCCAAGGCGCGACACAACCAGCAAGGGCTGGGCTCGCTTGAGTAGCTCTTTGCTGAAATAACCTGCAGTGCGGTAACTAATGTCACCAGTGGTTGTCATGGGCATGATTCATCCCTTCCTTTTCCTTATTTGGACGGGTTCGCGTTCCAGCCAGCATCAAAGTCGTCCTTATCTCCGATGCCTGCGGGCGCGGTTGGAGCGCCCCTTCCCGGTACTGCGAGGGCGCCCGTTGGATCAGCCTGCTTCGGCTTCGCCTGACGTTCACTCTCAAATTGCGTGATCAGAGCGCATACTTCGTTCGGGTCGCGCGCTTCCTGGGCAATCTTCATGAGCCGCGCACCTTCTGCGTAGGGCTTCGCACTGATCCAGCCCATGATTTCATTCTGCTTTTTGACGGCTTCTTCGCGCCTGGCCGGATCTGTTATCATGGCCGCATATTCAGGGTGCTCGCGCTGAAGCGTGGCCATGAAGCGATTGTTGTGCTCAGCAATGGTCTGCTGCTGGCGAGCAACCTCAGCCTGATGCGCAGCAGTTTCCCGGTTCCGCTTGTCCAGAACTATTTCAGCGCGATCAAGGGCCATCTCGGCCCCGTATTCTTCCATGCGGCTACGGAGGCGTTCACCTTCGGGAGAGTCTTCAAGGGCCAGTTCTGCCGCAGCAGGGTTCAGCTTTTTGAGAGTTGCCAGCTCATCTGCAAGATGCTCAGGAACCTCAATGAGCTTTGGCGGTTCAGGCTTCGCAGGTTCACTTGCCTGTGGCCGCTCAATTTGCTGGTATGGTTGCTGGGCAGGCATGGGCGGTGCAGGTTGTGCCGGTTGCTCATGCTGCACTTCTTCCTTGGCAGCGGTGTTGTCAGCGTCACTTTGCTGATCCTGATTTTCAGCAGGAGCTTTTTCGCTGCTGTCATCAGTCTGCTGCTGATCGTTACCTTGGCGATCTTCCGTGGATTCGCCATCGTCATCACCGAGGTTAAAACCCTCGGCAAACAGGGCCTCATCGTCTTCAACTGCGGATGTGCCCTGCGGATTGTCTTCGTTTACCTGACTCATGATTTCCTCATTATTCCGCATCACGCGGCTTTATGGCGGCTATCAGGTCTCTGGCAGACGTCGCCTTACCCTGCGCACGCCAAATTGTGATGGTGTCATTGGCTGATTCCATTTCGTCCTGGGCCTCGGCAATCACGGCTTCAAATAGGTCGATGACCGCTTGATATGAGCCTTGCCCATAGAATGACCGCAGGGTTGCCACTGCCGAATCTCTAGATACGGGACCAATCATTGCATCCCTCCTTGCGGCAACATGCCTGGGTCTGGTTGGCCTCCCGGCTGACCCCCTGGGCCCATTGTTGCGTGGACTGCTTTTGACAAGAGAAGCAAGAGCTGCTGCTGGATCTGCTCAGGGGGCAGGCCTTGGCGTTCAAGTTGCTCGACAAGAGCCGATGCTTGGGCCTGAGCTTGAGCCTTGGCCTGGTCGAGCATCATTTGCTGCTGATATTGCTCTGCCTCGTCGTCTGTCCTCATGATGCGTTCAGACGGCAAGTCGGTCTGCTCAAGGGCAACTTCCAGCAGTTCCTTAGCTTTGAGAAATGGTTGAAAGGCAGGGATTCCGAGATAGCCGATGAGCGCAGGAACCTGCTGTGCGCGCACTTCTTTGGCGATGAGGGATTGGCTGCCAGAGGCGACCACTTCAAAATCACCCTTGATGTCCTCACGCGGGGACCACTGCATGTTCCAGCGGAACATGGCCCGAATGAATGGGGCCACCACGAAGTCGTCAAAGTCCTTAACGTGATCCTTGAGCAGGATGTTGGACGCGCCCATGAGCATTGAAAGGCCGCTGGCCGTCTTGCCTGCGCCTGCAATATTTCCGTCGCCCTGATTGAAGCGCGGCGTGGAAACCTCGTCGCCAACCTGCTGCCAAAAGTTTTGCAGGGCCATGTTGTGCTCAATCGCTGAAGGCACGGTAACGGCCTGAAAGGCTTGGGACAGGTTTATCCCAGATTTGCAGAACAAAAACAGCTTATTGGCGCGCATCTCATCGACTGATTGAGAGCTGTCGAGAGCTTGGGTGTTGATCCCATAGATGGGGCCGGAAGAAGCCCCGGCGTTATCCTGCATAGCCCTGACGGCGGCATTAATGCCAGACTGCGGCGTGCGCAGTTGGTATGCGATACCCTCTGGCCAGAAAGACGAATCGTCGTCCTGATATGGGTAAAAGTGGTAGGGGATATCAACGCCTTCAAGCGGGTTAACCGAGGCCTTGATGATGGAATCCCCAAGAATCCAGACGCATGAGGAATAAATCTTTGTCATGTCCTCTTCGGCAATCTCGACACCGGCTGACGCGAGGTCTTTGCCTGAAAGGAATCCCCACCGCTCGTAAACGCGAAAACGCTTTTTAAGTGGCTGACCATTTGAAATGTTGTCGTCGTTTAGTTCGCGCACCTGCACTTCCCAATCAGAAAGCTGCGCGTCGCCATCCTCGTTGGCTGCCATATGATCCTTGATCAACTTGGCATCAAACCCTGGGAAATTGATCAGGTCTGCCAGATCCTTGTCGGTCATGGTGTGGATCTGCCAAACGTATCTCAGTTCGGCAGGCACGCGCGCACCTGGGTCAGGGTAGATTTCCCAAATGCTCACAGCCTCGTGGTATGGGCGCAAATCTGTCGAGAATGCCCGTTCCTGCCACGACACATTGCCGGATGCGTCTTTGGTAGGGACAAACCGTTTTGTAACGACTCGCTCAACCAGAGGGCCTTTAAGCACGCCCATGCCGTATGTGCACGCGCTCTTGACTATCGTGCGGCAATTCTGCCGCCAGCTTGGGCGGCGTTGGCCGTTGGAGTTGCACTCCTTCAGCTGGTCGTCGATCACATTTTCCATAGCTTTGGCGCGATCCTGGGCAATTCTGATCCTTGCTGCCTCTGTGTCTGCCTGCGCAAAAGCCTGATTGTATGCCTGTGCCTGTATCTTCTGAACGGCCCAGGCGTCAGGGATAATGTTTTGCGCCTGCAGCTTTTGCATCATGTCACCCATGATTTGCTGGGCGACGGGATCAATCTCGTCTTTGAGAGCCTCCATGACCACATCATCAGGAAGCATTGGGTCGGGAGTCGGGGATATGGACCAATTCTTGGTGCGCTGCGGGAACAGCAAATCCATGAGCCGGGCCGTCATGGTATTAACCTTGGCCGTCGTCAGGCGGTAGTACGCGCGGGAGGATTTGTTCTTTTTGAGCCGTCTGGACACTTCGGCAGGATAGATGCCGCGATACTGCCGCAAATCCTCAAGCCAGCGCTCGTTCACCATGGTGCGCGCACGCTGCGCCTCGCTAAACTCAGACATGAGCTGGGTAGCGAGGGCAGAGATGTTCGTGGCTTGCTGTTGTTGTGCTGCGTCCATTTAGCTTTCCTTTCGCAACGCATCAAATTGTCGTTGGAAGTGCTCTCTGTGCGCCTTGCAGGTCTCTTGACGAACGTATTCGCGCAGTTCGGCTCTCCAACTTTTGATTTCGCTCCAAATGAGTTTCACTCCCCAGCCAACGATGGCGACCGCTACAGGGGTGACGATTTGCAGAATGTCCAGAAGGTCAACGGTCATAACGCGCCACTAAAACGTCGATTTCAGGACGTTTCCAGCAACGACCATCAACCGTTCGAAGTTGTCCATGGTCATGCCGGGGGCAAAGTTTGGCCAGATCATGCGGGCCAGGAAAAACAGCACAAAGAGGGCGAAAGCGACAACAACAACATAGCGAAGGAGGAACTTTGGGCTGATGCGACCACGCGCAAACGCCTTTGTTTCTTCGAGGTTCGTTTCAGCCTCAATTTCAGCCACCTTGCTGTTGTCCGTCCAAAGCTTGGCAATCCAGGGCCCCAGCACAGGCAGCTTGCCAATGAGCGTCGTGAGAATTCCGAACAAGCCGAACATCAGCGCGCCTCCTTGAGCCCTTGCAGGCACATTTCAGATTCAGCCGTGCGGCGCACGACAAGACCCTTGAGCTTAACGCCCTGGGCGGTGGTGTAGATTTCAGAGATCCGTTTACAGGCCGCAGTCCAGTCGCCCTGGTTGGCATAGCGGGCCACGCTGGACTTACAGAAAGCGGTGGGGCCGATGTTGTAAGCCATGTCGAGCATGGCCACGATGACCTTGGGGTGCTGCTTGGCCAGATCAGGCACGCAGCGCATGACGGGAGATGATGTTTCGACCAGGTGGTTGTTCAGGGAGCGGGCGCATTCCTCGGCGCTGTACTTTGCGCCTGGGGTCACGTTTGTCGTGTCGCCGTAACATTTTGTCCAGATCCCCACCGGGTCTTGGTAGGCCTCAGGAACGTAGCCCTCAAACTGCTCAACGGTGTTGATTGTCTGCTGGGCGGTTTCCTGCGCAGTATCGGTGCTAACGCCGTAACCAATGAGCATGGCAATCAGGGCCAGACTTGCAGCAACGGCGGGGGGTTTTTTGTACGGTATTCTGGGCATCGGGCTACGCTCCTGTTTGCGGGGAAGCGTAGCATGGGGTTTACAGGGGCATTATCAGGAGATAATCTGACGGCATCTGGTGACTATCTGGTGAATACTTGACATGTGGGGCTTATTATGCGGAACAATGTGGCAGACTCAGTTAAAATGGCTGAAGAGGCTAATAATTTATGTAAGTTAGTCAATGACCGTAATTGCCCTGATTCAGAGCTATTTGATCGTGTTCGTAAATTTATTGATTTGCGCCGTAATTTGTTTGAAATGGAGGAAAATTTTGACGAAAATATTCTTGATAATTCGTATTTTTCAGGCAGCACCGGCCCTATGATTGAAGCAATAAAGCAAACAAAAATGGTTTTTGATGCCATAAAAACAGGTAGAAAAAATATTCCATTAGATATTTTACCCTATTTTGAGCGTTTTAAATGACGCCATATCTGAAGCTGTAATGCTTCAGTACTATATCTTATTTTTTTAGCAGAACCTTCTACAGTTATTGGTGCTCCAGCCTTTACCCAAGCCCTCACAGTCGTCTTGCCCACGCCCATTTCCTCGCAAATTTCAGTCATATTTCGCAATATCTTTGGCACGTAGCTTATCTGCACAATCCCAGCTTCCATATTAATATCCCCCTATGAGGTCAGCAGGGCCGCCATATGACGACATGCTTCCACGATCAACCCAATCGGCCATAGGGTTTACGTCAATCTCAGCCAGGGCAAAGAACAGCGCGGCAGCAGCAGGGTAATCTGTGGGCTTGCCCGTCATATCTTCAGCTTGCAGTTTACCGATGGCATTCGCCCCTTCACACTCATCACCAAGGAAGAGAGTCTTTTCTGACAGCGTCCGGCGCTGCACCATGGCGTGGTAAAACGCCATCAGTCCTTCACCCTTGCCATGCCATCCCTGCGGATCGTCAAAGCGGATTATTGGCTTGCGCTCCCTGCGTCGCTCATCGTTTTTGTCATCAAGCATGAATGCGCGCGTGTCTGAAAGAGGTGTGGCCCATGAGCGCAACACAAAAGCCATAGTGTAAAGCTCAATGTACTCCACAAGTTCGCTCACGTCCGCGCTGCACTTTTCTGCCAACAGGCGCACGTCATGACGCCCACCAAGAACGTTCTGACGCGAGCGAGATTCCCCCAGAACGGTAACACAGCCGTTTCGCTCCCCGCACGGCCATACAAGGCTCCCAACGGTTCTGCGGTAAGATATGCCAGTTTCCGTATCGCATATGTATCTTTCGCGAGTGACAACGTCTGTGAGACATTTCAACCATGCCATATCCAATTCCTCCTATGAGAGGTCCATGCCTTGGCTTACGCCGCCACCAGACTGTAGCAGCTCGTCCAGAGCATCAACGGTAACGTCTACTTGGTCATCGTGCTGGTGAGTCATGCCGGGCGAAAACGCGGCAATCTCTCCAAGGTATGGTGAAAGCCATGGCGCATTTTCTGCCGATTCCGGTACCCACAGTTGTCCTGCGCGGATGAATGACAGGACGTTGTTGACCCTGCTTACCTTGTCAGTGCTGCGCTGCTTGGCAATGATCGGGATGTCCCGCAGGGCTGATTTGCGTCTGAGCCCTTGAATCAGGCCTGTTCCGCTGGCCTTGTCTTCGATAACGGCACCGCGAATGCGTGGGCGCTTTGGCCCTTTGGTCCTGTGGCTTTCAAGGAATCCGATAGCTTCCTGCTCAAGGTCAGGAACCTCCCATTTGCCGCGCAACAAATCGAGCAGGTACACGTTGATTCCGGCCAGCCCCCAAAAGCTCATAACTGAAAAATCGTTTATCTCTGCCGTCTTCATGGCGGTATCGAAGACGAACAGAACAGTGTGCACATCTGGCGGCGTAGAGTATTGCTGCAGCCACGACGTCTTGATCATGGCACCACCGGCAGGTGTGGGGCGTTGCTGGTACTGGGCACTCAGCGTGTACGGGTCCTTCTGCTTCAAGTCATTAAGGGACTCAAGGCTCTCTTTTTCTTGCCAATAGCTGCGTTCGTTTTCAGTGTCCTCGTCAATGATCGCTTGAATCTCCAGATGCTTGAACTCTGCTGCAAAATCCCCTGAAAGGGCATGGGCTGCCGGGTCATCCTCATGCAGGCGCTGCATTACCATGATTATTGGCGTATGCTCAGAGCTGGCTCGGCGGCTGCGGATTGTGCCTGTCAGCTTACGGTTAACGGCCTGCCTCTTGGCCTTGCTCCAGATGTCGTCGGCTTTGAGCGGATCGTCGATGATGATGGCACCGCTGAACCCTGGCCGGATGTAACCGGCACGGAAGCCCGTCACCTGGCCGCCTGAGCTTGTTGCGTACAGGCCGCCGGTTGTGCGTCCCATCATCTCCAAGTTCCAACGGTTTTTGGCTCGGCTGTCGTTTTTAATCTGCCGTGGCCACAGCGCCTGAAACTCCTCCAGAGTGACGATCTCGCGCACGGTTTCGGAGTTGAGCAGGGCAAGCTCTTTAGACCCTGAAAGGTGCAGGAAACGGCAGCTCTGGCTGCGCGCGAAGCACCAGGCCATGAAATGGATCACGGCCAGCTCTGTTTTTGTGCCGCCTGGGGGCATGGTTATAAGCAGATTTTTTGTTTCGCCCCGGTACACAGCCATCAGCTCGTCAGCCATTTTGGCATGGTGCCAGTTGACCAAAAACGGTTGGCACATGCGCGCCTGGAACATGACCGCCGTGAATGTCAGCAGATCAGCTTCGCAAGCCTGCCGGATGGCGGCTAGTTCGGACTCTGACGCCTTGGCAAACAGCATCAGTCATCATCCCCTGAAAGATCACCGGCCAGCACAGCGCGCACAACGCGGTCGGGCGTGGGGGCAGCAACGGGTGCCGCAACTGCATCAGCAGCTGCGCCTGCCTTGGCCTCAGTCTGCTGGGTGACAGTGACATTCGTCTGTGGGGCAGGAGCATGCACAGATGGTGCAAGGTTCTTACGCGCGCGTGAGAGCGTCTCAATGTCGTCTGGGCTCGTTGCCTCCATGGCTAGGGCAATGGCCCGGTCTGCCAGGGCTATGTCCAGTGAAGCCAGCATTCCCTCAGCCTGTAACCGCTCCTGCACGACGGTTTGCAAGGTGTGCCTGGTACGCAAGGGGAGCTCTTGCGTTTGCATTTCTACGGCGGCCATTTCTTTGACTGCCGCAACTTTTCTGGCGGCGAGCTCTTGCATTTGCCCCTGTATCCAGCTCTCAGATTTTGCCCGTCTGGACACGCTGCTGACGTTTACGCCGAATTTTTTGGCTACATCGCCAAGGCTGATCCCCCGAACCTCATATTCGGCCCTGGCGGCCTGCCACTGGTCATCTGAAAGTCTCGCCATAATTTGCCTCCCATTCCCCGCGTATCAGGTGGCATATTATCGCAGGACGAGTGGTGGCATCAAAATTCAGGTAAAAAATGGAGATAAATAGTATATAAAAATACTACAAGAAATTAATTATAATAACATATTTAAATAAAACATTTTTTAATTTATTAATTTTGATTTATTATGTTGACAAATCAAATTGAAGCGCGCATAAATAAATCAACGAGAGCGGGAAAGGGCAACGAACAAAAATTTCAACGACGGAGCACGAAAATGATTCGCAATATTAATGAAAATTACGGTTCCGGTATCATCGTCGCCGATGTTGACGAACTTAAAAACCTGATTACCGAGTGTGAGTATGACCTCCCCGAGGACGGATTGGTTGAGGGCCGCGACTACGAGAAAATAGACAACATTGCCCCTGACATGTTGTATTTGATTGAAAATTCCAATGGTTCATTTGTTACGGTTTCGTCTGACGAGTCGTCAGAGGCTGAGGAGGGAGGCGAGGAGGTTAATGAAATCCGTTTTGTTGGGGTATACGGCGGCAAAAATATTTATGCACTGGACCGCATCAACTATGGCTCATACAATAGGGTTCAGGGGTTGTACGTCGATTTGTACAGCGTGGCCATGTATGAGCATGATGACGCAAACGGAGAGGCCGTATACCTCGGTAATTTCAGCAGTTTTGGGGAATATGTGTCTATTGAAATTGACAGCTAGCATTTTATTTCCCCACACCTGTGGGGATTAACCAAAACAAAGACAGCAGGAGAACAACATGGGCACCAACATTTCTGACATCATCCTCACCGCCCCCGATGGTATCCGCTACATCCGTCCTCACGATGCTGCACAAATTACCGGTCTCAAGCTCGATGACACCTCGTATCTTATTCGCGCGGCAAATTACCGTCAGTACCGGCTGGTTGACGGTGACAATGATGTTGCAAAAACCGTTCAGACGATTTTTGTTCAGGACGTTCCCGGCGACCGATCCAACGGCACTGATCTCCCCCCGGTGGCCATGTTCAAAGCTGAGGATATTGAAAAAATTCTGCATGAGCAGAATGCCGAATAATGACCGCCTGGAGTTCATATGCCTGACGTAACCACACAAAAACGGCTGATTGACTATCTGGCCCTCTACAGCCGGGCATATCCTGAGGCCTGGCGAATGGCTGAAAAACTGCGGGCCAATCAGGATGAGATCGGCATTAAAATCTCACCATGGTGTTACCTGCCAGTTTCCGCATGGATAGCCATTGTTGAGAATCGGCATGGTGATATGACGCCGGAGACATCGCCGGATTTGATCACAGACGGCACGGCTCTGGCTGCTCTGGCTGGATGGCGATATACGCAGGGTATTTACCAGTTCAACGCTGCAGTATATGCGGCCCTGCTGGCCACGCCACCGTCTGGCGACCTGCCATGTGACGTGCTGCTGCGACTGCCGGAATGGTGCGTGTATATTGAAACGCCCGGCGGCATACCCGGAACATTCCCCGGCATCTGTGGCATGTTCATCCATCTGGATCACGGCGATGATGCCGACGCGCCAGCTTTCCGCGTTGTGCTGGATTTTGGCGACAGGCTCGGCCAGCCGATAAACATGGCTGTCGGGCCGTGGACTGTTGCCGACGGCATTGAGCGCACCAGGGTGGCAATTGTTGCTGAGCATCCCCACACCGCCGCTGATCTGGATGCAGAATTTATCAGCCAGGCCACGGCAACGGCCAATGCTGCTGTATCTCTGGCCTTGTACCTGTGTGCCGACGAGCCTGAGATTGACGGTTATATTGCTGGCAGTAAACCTCATTACCCCACGCCCAAACGAACAAAACGCGGCTGGCTGCTATACCCGCCGGACAAACCGAGGGTATGGCGCATTGGCGATCAGACCGGGTCTGAGATTGAACGTTTTTCCGGTCCGGCACACGCCCACGATCACAAGGGCCCGCGCCCCCATATCAGACGCGCGCACTGGCATGGGTTCTGGTCTGGGCCAATCAAACAGCGCGAGGGCGTTGAACTACCGCCACGCAGGTTCGGGTATAAATGGATTCCGCCAATTGCTGTTGGCGTAGGAGGAGACGATGAATAACGATCAGGCAGAAAAACCCAAACGCGGCGGGGCTCGGCCTGGGGCAGGGCGAACGCGTACAGGCAGGAAAAAAGCGGTCGGAATATACCTGAACGATACCGCGTTCGATGCCCTATCTGCGTTTGCACAAGAAAAAGGGCAAACGCCAGGGAAAGCCGCTACTGAGATGGTTGAACGATGCCTGCGTCGTTATGGTTTTTTCCCGCGGGATACGCCAGAACCTGGCGAGTAGCGATATGTGCGTCTAGCTCTGCCTGCATTGCGTAGACGCCCCCCCATTTCCTGACCGGAAAACCACGCGCAATTATGGTTTTCCGGTTCATTTTTAAATAATTCTCAATTTGTTGCCAGCCGTTGAGTATTTGCGCATAGCTCATTTTTGCTCCAGTCCATGTTTTACGCGGTCACGTTCCTCTGACCGCTTGGCGTTGTTGAACCTGTCCAGCGTCCCCACGAGAAAACCGGTTATCCTGCGTGTGCGCTCAAACCCCACGCCCCGGCCGAATGTGCGCTCATGCGGCATTGTCCAACTCCCACAATTTGCTGTATATTTCATCCACGAGCTTTCCGAATGGATAGCAAATGGCCTCTTCCTTCTCCATGTTATCCGTCCAGTGCCCGATAGCTTTTGAGCCCGTTGCCCTTATGTAATGGGCGATGGCGTGCAAACATTCGTGAGCTACAACCTCCATGTCCCATTTGTCCCTGACGAAATGGATTGAACCAACAACCCGCATTGGCCGACGCTTGCGCGTAATCATGTGTCTGAAATATGGGTGCGCACAATGCATGCCATCCGCCGGAGCAGAATCAGTAATTTTTTCATGAAACATTTCTCTGCTGGGCCAGAGAAAAACTTTCCAATGAACATCAAGCCCGCCAGAAGCTTTAAAATGTTCTACCTTGCACTCGCCTTCCATCACGCATCCTCTCGGTTGTATTTGCGTACTGCGGGAGCAATCACGTCCAGCGTTTCGTCCTCGACCCGCTGCGGCCCCTCCAGTTTGACCGCAATCCGCAGCTCCCTGACCTCGCCCTCGATCACCTCCAACCCGTATTCGTCGCCCCTGCCTGCCCATTCACTGGCCGGGTGTTTGGTGCGGGCGTGGACCAGCCTGCGCGCTATGGCCTCAAGGCATTTGCGGCCCTGGGTCAGATCCCCGTTGCCGAATATGAGCCGTATGGTTTTCCATGGTATGTGCTCTGTTTCAGCGATCATACTGTGCCTCCTGGTGCACATTGGACACATGGCCCGTCCAAAGCTCGGCGGCAAATAGGCTGGCAACAATGATGCACAGGGCAAAGAATACGACAAAAATTGATTCTTTCAGCATAACAACGCCCCCTGCCCTGGCGCGCCGGCCGATTTTTTTCGGGAGGCTTTGGCTTTTGTACCGGGGATGCAATAGCTGTCAGGGCTCAATTCCTGAATCTCAATCTCCCAGCGCGGCGTGCCGTCGGTGTAGTATTTGCCCGTTCCGCTGAGGTATCCCACAACTAGGGAGTCGTCCCGCCAGATCTCCATCTGGGTTATGCAATCCTGAATTTGCTTCAAAAAATTGTCAGCGTCGGGCTTGGTGATGGGTCGAACAATGTGTTTCAGGGCCGCAGCGTGGAATTCTTTGGTGCTGCCATTGAACCAATCCGGCGCAGTCTTTTGCACTTGGAGAAAAACTTTAACCCCAAGCATGACTGCGCAGTTTATCTGGCGTTCTGGCTTATGCTGGGCCAAGAACGCCTTGATGGTCTCCTCGTTGCTTACCTGCTCTTTCTTCTTGTGGGCATTGCCGCGCACCTTGCCGTTGCCGAGCTTGATCGCACCAACAGCTGTTCGCATTTGCGCGGTGGGCTTGATGGGGATGATAAATTTAATCATGGAGCACACCTCTACTGGGTTATTTCGAGGACGCGGCCAAGTATGGCGCGAGAGGATTCGGGTTTGGATGAAACCAGCGCAGCAATTCCCTGAGATCCAAGCTCCATGACATGCTCTTTGCCGTGCGCCAGCTTCCACGATTCTACAAACTCGCGGCGGCGCCATTCAAGTTTCTCAGTTTCCCATGAACAGGCTGCATCCCAACCGCCCATGCCCCGCAGCACATATGCCGTTGTCACGCAGAACTGAGGGCAGTTGTATCGGCCATATTTTCCGATGTCGGCAATGAGCTTATTCCATTCTGCTGCCGCTGCCATGTCCAGCGCATGTTCAGGCTGAACAAGTCCAATGGCTTCATCAATGCTTATGCGCAGCACTGCATAGGGCGGCAGTGTTTTATACACATACTTTTCTATGACCCTGCTGACTCCAGCTTCCACAGCGTCGGCTGAATAATGCGAAAGCAGATTAAGCCAAATTCCAAGCAAGCTTTCTGAAAACTCTTTCCCAAAATTGGCAGCAAGGGCCATTAGGGCTGCAAGTTTTCTTTCATCTTCTGTCTGCTGTCTCATTGTTGTGCTCCCTCAGTTGCGCCTTCGCGTCTTGCCAAAATCCGCTGTCCGGCCTCGAAGGTTAGCCTGGCAGCCCTGTCTGCTTGAGATTCTTGCCCTGGCGAATCACGTCCACCCTGGGTGCGCTGCTTCGGAGGAGGGGGAGTCCTTTTCCAGTACCCTTTGCCTAGGAAGTTGCTTGCGAGGGGGATGAATGCCCCGTTGTCGGTATTCCACTGTTCGGACTTCCCCCACACTTCCAGTGCTGCAAAAAGGTCACACAGGCCAGGCAAGGCGCGCTTTTTGCGTTGCGTCTTCCATGCAACCCACGCTGCATCGTCGTCCCTGTGAGTGTCAGGATATGCGTCCATGAACTGGACAAAGGTGATGTCTGGGGTGTCGTCGTCTTGCGTTTGATCCCCTGCATCGTTTGGCACGGTATCTGCTACGCGCGCGTCCGCGCCCGCAGTAAGATATATATTCTTATTCTTATCCTTCTCCTTATCCTTATCAGGCGTAGGGGCTTCGGTAGCACCTTGGGAGGGACTTTGAAGGGGCTTTGAAGGGGCTTCTGAACCCCCTTTGCAAGGGGCTTCCGTCATTCCGAAAGCATGACCATATTTTTCAATAAAAGCAGATAGTAATGAGCACTTTGGAAGTCGTTGCCATTCTGAGGCAATCCACTTGGCGCGATTGTCGGTAGGCTTGACAGTTTCACCGATCTGAAACTTTGCCATGTTGAACACCCACACAACTTCAGCCTCTTCGTCGTAGGTGCAGAATTTTGCATCTATGCACTGATGCATGGCTGCCTGAGCGCGTTCTACGGGTAAATTCAGATCGTGGGCGACGTACATGATTGGCATGTAGTACAGTCCGAACACATTGCTGTGCGGCGATGTAAGCAGATACATGGCCACAAGCATTCCGTCAGGGCCAGCCTTGCGAAGGGTTCGCCCGGTGTCTCCTGTCCAGAACTGGGGGGCAATCATCGCAAAATCACGCATAGCTCCCCCCGCGTATCTGCCGCCACTGGTTGAATGACGGAACGCCATCGAAGAGTTCCTTAACTTTGGGAGGGCAGGATGGCTCAAGGCAAAACTTGCGCTCAAACGCCTTTTTCTCCATCAGTTCCGGCTCGGCCTTGTTTGGGTACTGCACAAGCCACCCGTCGCGGTCTTTGACGCAGTATGCGACGACATACGGGCGGCAAAGGGTTATTGCGCGGACGACGGTGCGAGGATTGAATTTTGTTATATCCATGGAATCTCCTATGCCATTCCATACGCTTCATCGTACGTCGGCCCCCAGCATGCCCCGTGATACCCCGCCAGGTGCTTCTTCTGACATTCAGGGCAACGCCGGGTGCTCGACACTCTGCCGCAGTCCACGCAGCGGTTAGCAAGCGGCGGATCTACCGGGCCAAGGTCGGGGTCTTCGAGCTTTTCCTTCGCAAGGCGATTCTCTGCTACCACAAACCAGCTCTTGACCTTGAGCGACACGCTGCTGCGTCCACGGCCGAGTTTTTTTGCGCACCATGTTGCTGTGTGCTCCGGGTAATGTTCCCGCAGGAACTGCAGCTCGGCGTCTGTCCATGGGCGGCCACACATTATGCGTCTCCCCTGGGCAAGCTGCGTTCAATCCCGCAGGCAGATGCAGGAGGGCAGAACAGTGCATCAATGCCACGGCCTACGGCTACAGTGCGGCCAGATATTGCCCGCGCCTCACCGGCCATGAGGTCAAATCCCAATGCCTGAGCTGCGGCCATGCCCTCAGACAACACGGAGCAGATCGGCTTTCCGGCTGGCAAGCTGGAGCGGTGTCCCTCCAAAGCATGCACAAGCAGGCGTACGGCGCGCAGGTGTTTTTGTTTTGTGCGGGTGTCCATAGTTATTTGGCCTCCTTTCTGCGGGCGCTGCGTGTGTACTCGCGCGCCTCGACAACGAAATTTGTGTGGCCTTTATCAGGCAGAAACATCACCAGAACCTCCACCATGGCTTGCGGTTATTGTTTCCAGAACAGCATTGCGCCTTGCTCAGAAGCGGATAACAACGTGTCCTGTCCCTGAACTGGGCAATGGGCAGGAGCTTCGCCATAACGACACGGCAGTCTTCGATCAAATCGTTCATGAGGCCGCGCACGTCGCGGGCGCACTCAGGGTCAATGCCGCTGAGTTCAGAGTCTGCAAGCCTGCGCTGCGCATCTCCCAGAGTGGCAGACACGCGGGCAACGGCAGTCAGCACCTCAGCGCGGGAGGTAGCATGGGGAATATCGCAGAGGGCGCGGGTGTCGGCCTGGGCCATGATCCATTGAATGAGGATGTTGTTGCCCATGACGCGGCACAGGGTGGGGATTTTGTCGATAGCTGGATTATAGCCACCATCGCGCTCTAAATACTGGCGTATGATGCCAGCAGGGATTTTCGACGCCTTGGAAATTTCTTCCACGGTCATGCCAGACACGTTCTTGGCAAGCCGCATGGCTTCTGTGGCGCTCATTGTTTCGTAATCTGGCATTGGTCTGTCCCTTAATTTTTTATTGTGCTGCCGGGAGTAATTTGCCCCCGGCAGCGTTCTTCCTGTAGGGTTCAGTCACCACAACTCAAACCCTGATACTGGGAGGAACATCATGGAAATTTCAAAGGTTAATCTGTCTGGCCTGTCGAACGAGCAACTTTTGATTGTCGCTTCGCAGCTTTCCGCAGCAACGGCCTCCGCTTCCCCACGGCTCGAAAGTGAGCAGAAGGCAAGAGAGCAGGCATGGCGTAACCTTGAACGCTATTACTCTCTTCTTCTTGAATTGAAGGATAAGGGGACTTCTCTTTTGTCTGCCGGGATGGATTTAAGCTAGCCTTCTCCATCAGCGTACGGATCTTTTTCAGTTCAATATAACAGCCGCAGAGTATGTCGCGGCCATGCCATGCCTCGCCATCGCGGGGCATGGTCTTTTTGCATTTCTGGCAATAAAAGACCCGCGCCGAAGAATCATCAGCGGTAAATTGACGAATCATTTGATCGCCGCAATGTGGGCACAATGGGGGAGGAGGAAGCTTGCTCATTGTGTATTTACCCTCGGTATTTACATAGTTATTTCCCATTCAAGCCATGACATTATGGGACATGGCAGAATCCAAACTTTCTTTCCGAGCCCACATCACACCAAAACGGGGCCGCCTGCTTGTCACCGTTGTCTCGCCGCTCATGCCCACACCTCTGTACCGAAGCTACCCCGGCGATATGCCGCAGGATGCCGCCGTCGAAAGGGCGGTGGGACATGCTGCTAATCAGCTTACGGGTGGGCAGCCCGTGCAGATTCGTGCGGTATGGCAGGCGCTGTTGAACTGATATCGGGCATATCCTCCACAGCCTCTTTCGCCTTGAGCAGAATGTAGTCGGCGGTGCGCTGGGGAATGTTTGCCCGGCCGTTCCTCAGGGCGCAGTAATGATCAATGGTAATCCCAAGGTGCATTGCAGCGGTGCTGTGAGTTCCATATCGCAACTTGAGGGCCTCAAAGGCCTCCATAAGTTTCTCATCCATGGTGATCTCCTTTGCCTTAATGCTACGAGAAAAACTCGTAGGAATCAATACGAAATGCCCGCATTGATTTTAGTCGCTTCTCAACTAAGGTAATTTTATGAACAACTATGACTTTGAACGATCCATAGTCAGCGTAATCGCTGAAATAATTGATAGCCGAGGGTTAAAGCACGAACCCTTGGCAGAAGAGGCTTGGCCGGATAAAAAGGATGCAGGCAGGACTTGGCAGGACATAAGGAACAAAGTCCCACCGCAAAAACTGACCATGAGAGATGCATATGGGCTTGCAAGGGTTTTGAATTTGAGTATGTCAGCTATATGCGGGATCGTAGAAGGAAGAGCGATACAACAACAGGCAGCCGTCCAGGCAGCCTGTCAGGAAAAAAAGAAGCAGGAAGAAGAAGGCAAAACCTGTGGATGTCCGCCAGCTGAGCTTATGGAGCGTGATCCCATCTACAAGAATTAAACAGTAACTAAAAGAAATGGGGATATTATTGGATGAAAAAAATTATTGTCGCTATTTTAATAGCGATACTTCTTTTCATAATAACAATAGTAGGAAGCATACTTTGCTTTAAATTTGGATTTACAGTAGGAAATTACAATAAGTATGCAGCGATATTTCATCCATTAGCGATTCCTTTTTTGCTGGCATCATATTATTATTTATCTGCAAAAATTTGGAAGATTTTATTCAATAAAAGCAGTTGCAGTGATGCAGTAGAGTATGGAAATTCTCAAGATGTGTCTGAAAGCAAAGAGTGTAATAAATCTAATGATATTGAGCACGTCTTCATAGGCGATGAAATTTTTGATGAATGGGTTCTACTGAAATCATCTTCAGCTGAAGCCGCTGAGATGGCTACTCAAAATACCCCAGAGGGTAAAGCTATTCGCGTTAGATTAGAAGAATACGGCCATCTAATGGCCCTTGATAAAGCAGAATTCTTCATTCTTAAGGCGCGCTTGGAATCTTTTCTCCCGAAACTGAAAAATGGTTTTAATCCCAATAGTCAAGAATAGTGATGTTGGGCAGCCTTTGGGGTGGTCATGAAAACGATAATTGCAGCAGCAATTTGTTTTATGTTGCTTTCAAAGATTTCTTTAGCATCCTGCCTTGATGATGGCATGTTGGGTTACATGGATAAAAGTGCACCTGAGGTGTCTGTTTTAGCATTCCCACAGTGCGTACGAGCAAACCAATGTTCAATTGCAAAAAATGAATTAGAGAAAGTAAAAAAATATGACGATGTAAAATATTCCTTTTTAAAGGGGTGCGCTTTGGCTAATGGTGACTGCTTTAAGCAGGATCTATTGGAAGCCGAGCGACTACTCACCTCATGCTCAAAGCGAAGCTACACTTGCAAAATAGCTCTCTTTAATTTGTATTCATTTTATGGTGAAGATCCTAGGAATTACGAGCAGTTTGCACTCGAACTAGCCAATAACAGGTATATTGGCGCGTATGGCTTTCTCGCGGACTTATATGGGAGCAGAGGGACCATCGAGGGTATTGCATACGGATATTTTTGGGGAAAGCTTGTGCTCATGGATTTTGAGGCGCAACTTCGCGGGCATGATAGATTTGAATATGACAATAAGGCGTATATTGCTCCAGATGTAAAACGCAGACAGCAACTGCTTTCAGATATTGAAAATGTGTCATCCTTATTAAAACGATTTGAATACCAACTTCCCAAAGGTGTCGTTGTAAAAATAGACAAGATTTGTTTCAAATATATGTATGATGTTAGTCCAAAAAATAAAGCAGACTCTGGTAGATTTACTGAGAAAGACCCATTATCTGGCATTGCGGATGTGTACGGAGTTTACATACAAAACACAACTGGCGCTATAAAAAGCAAACAGAAGATTCATTCAGCCCCATCAAAAATTCCCAAGCCAGACAGAATCCAAGAGTATGAGAACTCTGTGCTGGCGCTGCTGGGGTGAATTTTTATACTATAGGAGTCAATTATGCCTGAATTCGGATTCACAATGTTCCGCGGGAATCCCCATAGTATGCGCCTTTATACACTTGGATCAAATTTCGATCATAGCGGCGCTGTTTATATCGTTTTTTGCGAAAAGAGTTTGACTGGAAGCTCTAATTATATTCCATGTGATCCCATTTGCATCGGAGAAGCAGAGGATCTTTGCAATGCGATTGCTGGCGTAACTAACTGGGATTGCCTTAAGGAACACGGCGCAGACAGCATTGCCATCATGTGGGAAAAAAATGAAAATCGCCGACGTGAAATTGTCGGCGATCTGTTGGAGTATTATTCAGAAGTCCCTTGCGCCCCGTTTTGATTACTGGAATTCGCTTCCCACTTTACCGGGCGTACCGGCTTACCGAATGTTCGCCTGTATCTTTCATGCAGAGCCCGCGTGTCTTCAGGGTGCGACGTAACCTTCGCCGAAACTTCAGCAATAGCCTTGTCCTTTGCGGTGGCCGGATTCCCAAAGGCGTCCAAGGCAATGGTAGCCTCTACGCTTGTAACACAGTCAGGATTAAAGCTGCCAACTTCTGCAAGAATCTTCACCAGGTAATTCTGCAAGCTTAGTCGAGAATTTCCCCGCACGCTTCTATCTGGCAGCTTCGGGCAGCCCATGCTCACCCAATATTCATAGAGTTTCCCAGAAAATTCAGCCCATTCCTTTGAGTACTTAAGTATTTCTTCTGTTCTACCAAGCCCTACAGATGTACTCCATTGTGCGGCCAGTTTTGCCGTCATCGTGACGTATTCACTATCTTCAGAAAGAAGTGGTTGGACCACGTCTTTTCCATCCAATGAGCAATCCAATTTTTTCTCCCCCATTCCAATGCTCCTCCCCGCCCCTCAACCGAGGGGCTTTTTGATTTTCTCGTGCATGCTTTATTCAGACAGTTCGGGGCATCCTTGACGAGACCAAAAACTGATCAATTTTGGCCCCATTTTCTTCATGATGATTCCATTCAGGACTTCAGCCATGCGCCGTGCGTAGCTTTTTAATTGAATACTCTCGGCTGTTTCTATCCCATCAAATAATTGGATAGGAAGCTCATTCTCCTTGCAGTATGCGGAGATCACGGCTTCCTTGATAGCAGACTCCACCCTCCTCATATTTCCCTCCTGCGCTCCTTCAGATCCAATCCCGCCCTCGATCTCATTAGCTCTGTCAATTCCGCTCATACCTTTCGTCCTCCTTGCCCCCGCCTGGGGGCTTTTTTGTGCCTAGTGGCCTCTGTTGGCATATTTTGAATTAAGTTTCTTAATTCGTCTACGAGAAAAACCCGTAATTAGTTCTTGCGCAGTACGAGAAAAACTCGTAGTGTGTACTTGCCAACGAGGAAGAGGTTGCGAACGCGTGTTTCGGCACAGAGTAGCGAACTGAATTCTCAATCGGCAGCAACTTGGCGGCATGGAGGCCCGGCCACAAGTCGGGTGCTGGGAGCAAGAGGCCCAGCCGTAAGCGCGATAGAGGCCATTCAAAAGTTGTCAAGGGTTTCAAGCTGGGACTGGCCCGGTGCGGAAGGGGCAGGGGTGAAAAGATATCGTCGCACACCGTTAACGCGGAGCGGCGTTACCCGATGCGGGGCACATAGCCCGCCGTAGGGCGCAAGGTAGCTGTTGACCGACCATAGCAGCGGAATTTCTTTCATACCTCTCTGGGCATTGTCCGGGGAGGGCTGAAGGAACTTCAACAAATTTGCGCCGCGTTGGGATGGCTTCTGTCGCTGGCGCTTAGGCCGTGAGCATCGGGTTTGCGGCCTTTAAAAATTGCCGCGCTGTACAGGCTACGCGCGGGAGGGCCGTTCCATCGGGGGACGGCCTTTTTTATTACAAAAAAAGGATGATTACCATGAGCCATGCCTCCGAGGCGACTATTCAATTTGAAACGGAAGAGGCGTTCCTTGCACACGCGAAGAAACTCGCAATGCTCAAGCCCGGTGATGTGTTCTATGCGCCGGGTGAGGACGGAAAGCCCGTAGCCATTGTCTTTGTCGGGTGGGAAGATCATTGCACGTCCGCTGAAGGCTGGTACTGGGACAAAGACGCCGACAACCGTGAAATTTGCGCGGCCAGCATTGGCATTGGCATTATTTTCTTTTCCAAAGAGGAATGCGCAAATGTAACGTTGAGCAAGCAGTAACTATTTCTTCTTTCAAAGACGACATCTAGCCCGAGCAAAACCGCTCAGGCATTTCACATATGCACATACCTGGTGAACCAGTCAGGGAGGAATCAATGATCATCAGCGTCAACCCTCGGCAATCGGGGGAACAATCCTCCCATGGCTCTGTAGCAGTGAGGCACACCGTTAAGGCCGGTGGATAGCCGCTGAACAGAACAACTGCCATGGGGGCAATCGAAGGCCGGGGGTGTTTCCCTTCCCCCGGCC